AGTTATTTTAACTTGATCAGCACCATCTGCTCTAAATATAATAGTATTATCTGTAGCAAAATCTATATCATTATCAGCATCTCTACCTATTACTAAAGATGCGTTTGTTATAGAAGTAATACCAGTTTGTGCTGCATCTACAGTAAATGTTAAATCATATGGATCACCATCTGTACCATTATCTGTGTCTGTCCAATTTGTTGTAAGACCAGAACCAATAAATTTAACTTCTTTATCTGCAGATATTGTAACTTCAGTTCCATCATCATCTTCTAATACAAAACTACTTCCTGAATCATTAGCCCATGATATAGTACCTGAACCATCTGTTTTAAGAACCTGATTAGCTGAACCATCTGATGTTGGTAATGTTACAGATGTAGTGCCAAAACCTATAGCATCTAAATAAGCTGTACCATCTACATAAATATCTTTTATTTCTGCACTAGATGAACCAATATCTACTGTATTATCTGTTACAGGAACTAACGCACCTGCACTAGTTAAAGCAAGATATTCTGTTAATGTACCATTTAAAGATGTAGAGAAAACTATTTTAGCATCTTGTGTTGAGGCCGTTGCAGTAAAAGATTGTTCTTTTTTAACTGCTATTTTAGCAGCATCTACAGCGTTACCACCTGTATCTTCTAAATCAAACCTAAGAGAAGCTATGCCTGTTGTGTCTGCAGCATCACTTTCATTTTTAAGAACAAGAGCTACAAACTCTCCATCAGTGTCTTGTGTAGATACTGTTGATGCACTGCCTACAGGTTTAAATGTAATATTTTCTCCAGAACTACCAGTAAAGTGATAGCCATTTACATTTATAATACCTGCTAGTTGTGTAAGACCTTCAGCCGAAGCAATAGAATCATCTACATATACTTTTCTTGCGGCATCACCGTCAGCAGTAGGAGCAGCCAAACCTGTGACTTTGTTACTGCCCATAGCTAAATCACCACTCATAGTAGTAGCAGCAAGAGTATCTATATTAGCTGTGCCATCAATATATAAGTTTTTAAATTCTAAAGAGGATGTACCTAAGTCAATATCATTATCTGTAACTGGTTTAATAGCACCATCAGCAAAAGTAACTTGAGCAGTTCCTCCTGCAGTAAATGACATTTCATCTGTACCAGAGAAAAATAAACCTTGGTTTGTATCACTAGCATTTGTAATAACAGGAGCAGAAGCTGATCCATCTGGTAAAGTTAATACGCCTGCACTTAATGTAGCACCTACATGTACTTCAAGAGTATCAATGTAAGCAGTTCCGTCTATATAAAGATCTTTAAATTCTAGTGAGCTAGTTCCTAAATCAATATCACTATCTGTTACAGGAACGATTGCACCATCTTGTATTCTTATTTGTTCTACTGCAGAAGAAGATACTTCTACAAAGAAACCATGTCTATTATTAGATGTGTCAACAACTATTTTATTTAGTGCATCTACATCTGCTATTAATCCTACATAAGCACCTTCTGTAGATGTACCATCGTGATTATGGCCTCCACTAAATGCGAATGCTGCTAACAGTGCGTCAAACTCACTATTCAGTGGGGCTGCTGTGATTGTTTCCCCATCTGCAATACTACTTGAACTTTGTCTTGCGTATCCTGCCATTATCTTACTCCTGCCTCTCCATATTGTACTGCAAACCCAAAAATGGTATACGGATTTGCAGATGCTGTTGTAACAAACTTAAATTGTATAGCGTGTCCTGAACCTTGTATGGCTTGTCGTATTACTGGTTTAGTAGCACCACCATATACAAAACCTGCTGTATTATAAGCTGTTTGCGTATCTCTATATTCTGCGTAACCACCTGATGAACTTATAGCGTAGTCATCAGGACTAGAATAATCAGAATCTAACCAATCATAATCTGCTGTTACTAAGAAATTATTATCTCCTTCAGGTCTTGTAAATACAGTTATCTGTGAAAATATTTTTCTCTGTTCTGTATTACCAAAATCTAAATAAGGAGATTGAAATACAGCAAAAACATTGTCATCTTGAAATGTTCCTCCCTGTTCTTGCCTATATACGTAACCACTATGATCTCCATGTAGTACGTATTCATCATCTCCTATGTAACCGCTAACTGCACAATTAGCTTGAAAACCTCTTAACTCACTAAATTCCCAACCTGTCCTTTGATCTGATGTTCTAAGAGCTCCTAAAAATCCAGTTGTATTTTTTGCTGTTAAAGTGCTCTTACCAAATAAATATCTAAACTGTGATTTTTCTCTTACTACTGTAGCACATAATTGGTTATAATTAAAGTCCGTATCTATTAAATTTAATGTTTGTTGTATGTTTTTAGATATAGTAGCTAGTTCAATATCACCTATTCTTTCTGTTGCTTGGATAGTTCTTATACCATCTGGTGCTAAAAATAATACATCACCACCTATCTCTACTATACTATCACTTGATATACATCCAACACTGTTAGATACTTCTTCTATAACAAAAGAATTTATACTATCTCCTGTTAATTTTCTTATGTTTGTTTTTCCAAATATATAAAGAGCATCTCTAAATCTCTTTAATCCCATTATGTCAAAACCTACATTTATACTTCCTGCACCACTTGCTGCTGTAAAATCACTATCACTATTGGGTGCAGTGAATACAAGCAATTGTGGTTTTTGACTCATGCCTGCAAAAAATATTCTGTTTTTATATACTTCTGCAAACGCAGCGTTATCTACATCTGCTGAACCATTTAGTTTTGTCCAACTTGTAGTAACTAATCTCATTGGATAATTAATACCATCCGTTAATATTAAAGATTTGTTACCTGTTATTGAATGGTTTAACCCTCTAACTCTAATTACACTTGTCGCAGATTGACCAGATGTCAAACTTGTTGTTGCCCAACCTGATCCTGAAACATATTTAAGAACATCATAATCTGTTCCTGATGCTTCTTTTCTTGCAGCATATATTGCATCATTATAAATAAATAGTCCTAATGCTGCTCCTGTTCCTGCAGGTCTGTCATATGATGCATCTAAATATTTGTAACCACTTACTCTTCTGTAGCCACCATAAGGTGACACTTCAAAATTAACAAGTCTTGTAGCAGAACCTGGTGCTGTATCACTAAGTGTTAGAAAGTCTTCGTTAGTGTATAAGCCTCCTCTACAAGGTATCTTTGCTACTGCTAATCTATCAGTCATTGATCACATGCGATACTCTAGTATCCCTCATTCGTATATAACGATTTATTAAGATAGTTCGCATTTTTTCTATACCCTCATCAAAGTTTCTTTTTGACAATGCAGCTAATTCTGCATTATCTCGCATCATGTACAAATGATATATAGCTCCATCAATTAAAGTATTCTTAAATTGTTCTGAAACTTCTGGAACATCTGTAGCTAATGATAATTCTGTTGCTGTTTTAAAGTATGTGTATTTAATTACATATGCTTTATCTGGTGTTGGGCTTACACCCAATTTATAATCTGGTGTGAGATAAACATATTTAGGAGTGTCATAATCTCCTGAGTCTCTTTGTTCATCTTTTTCCATGTATCTATCTATATATTCTTGATAGGAAAGAGGAATCAAGTGTGTTTCTTTTACATTTAAATCGTCATTTCTATCTATTAATACTGTGTCTATATCTATACTTAAAAACCCTGTGGTTAAAGAATATTCTTTTGTTCCTGCTGTAAGTGTTTGACTTGTTGTAGCATAGGAAAAAGGCCACTCTTGTTCGGACATGAATATGTCTCTTTGAGAACTATTAACTGCATCTTTTGCTAAACCTTGTATTCCAACAGCAGATGCAAAAGTTGAACTAGTTAATTGAACCTCATTAATTCTTTTTAATGTTTCATTTGTTATATCTAAATAAGTATATGCCATATTTTATTTGTAGGGGAAACGGTACATACCTATCTCCCCTACTCCTAAGTAGTAATTTATGCTAATAAATCTCTATCTACTTCATCTCTTCCTGTTTGTTGGGAAGAAATATCTAGACAGACTGCATAAAGTCTCAGTACTCCACTAACACAGTTAGTATCAGTTGCAGAAATAGTCACATCAATAGTGTCTGCACTTGATTGCAGAGCAGTAAATGTGTTTGCTGCTCCTGTGTTGATGATGTTAGCTTGACCGTTAGAACCTGCTGCAAGGTATCCAGTGGATGTTAAGTCACCACCGTCTACGATGTCATCTCCGCCTGCAAAATCAATATCTGCAGCAGCAGAGCCGCCTGTAAACGCTGTAGTTACATTAGCACCTGCTGTTACTACAATAGTATTAGCAGGAACTTCTAGTAATTGAAAAACATCACCACTAGTAACATTGGAAAAAGTTCCGTCTGCTACTAATTGAGCAATGTCTAATTCTTTTTCTAGAACATAAGCACTTGGGTTTACACTAGCAGGAAAATTGGTGTTAGAATCAGCACTAACGCCTGTAGTGGATTTAGCTGTTAAGTCATAAGTTGCCATAAGTTAATCTCCTTTACGCTGCGTTATATTTAGCTGTTACGATTGCTTCTGGTCTAAGTATTTTTCTTCCATACATCTGCATTCCTCTGACGATATCAGCGAATGAATCAGGATCTCT